CTTTTGTCTGGCAAAACCATAGCGGAACTCACCGATTTTGCTCGATTTAGAGATGCTAACGCCATCCGCGACTCTTTGCGCAACCGCGCCAGCCTTTGTTCGACCTCTAGCTGCTTGTTTAATTTCCTCTGATGCAAAATACGCCAGAGCAGCAGATTGACGGCGTGCTTCATCAGTAGCTTGTTCATCCATAAGTTTAAAAGCTTTGTAAATATCGCGCAGGTCTTTTTTATTGTAGGCGATTGTTTCACTTGCCATACCTCTGCTCCAATACTTCTATCGCTGTAAAAATGTCGTCTGAATCAACCCATTCGCTCATTGGTATTTGTGTGGCTATTGCCAACTCAACCAATAATCTACTTAGGCTTCCTGCTGGATGACTTTTGGGTCTGCATCACCATCTTTGACTACATCAAATTCTGATACCGTTTCAACCCAATTATCAAAAGATTTAACTGGTTTTCCACCAGCTTCTCTTTTGTAAGCATGATAAGCCAAAAACATTAAATCCCATAGACCTGACTTTTCATTCATGTCTAAAATGGTTTTATTTGTTTCCTTTTCCCATTTTACGAACTCAGGTGTTTTGGCGGTATATAATGCTTCGTCACCTGAGTTATATGTAATTTTAATTGTTCTTTTCATTAGTTGCTCCCGTTTCTATTTCTTAACTAAATGTTTCTGTTACTGCTCCACCTGAAACAGTAAATTCAAAATCAACAGTTTGTGCATCAATTCCTGATCCACCTGCTGTTGGGAACTCTGGCTTTACTGGGAACACAAATTGTGCGCCAGTTGCAGCTGTTAGAGTAATTGAAATGTCTGTATCTGGAGCAGTTTCTGCTGCTGTCCATAGGGCTTCACAAACTGAGTTTGCCTTGCCCCAATCAGCCAACATTGATAATGCAAATGTTCCTGAAATGTTTGTGGTCTTATAAGCTGTGCCATCAAGTGTCTGATATTCCTGACGCTCATTGACTTTTGTTAAAACTGCGCTGGTTGCTTGCGCTTCGATGTCTGTTCCACCTGTGAAAGACAACGAAATATCGCGACCAGTGATTACTACTGTTGCCATGATTATTTCTCCTTAGACTGTGCGTGTGTAGTAGGTAGATACTCGAACATCTGCGATAAGCAAAGTCGATGCTCCGACTGTGGTAACTGTTGGTCTTTCGACCGAGCTGACAATATATCCACCAGGAATAACTGCCAGAACGCTGATTATTAATTGCTCGATATTGTCGAGCGATGCAGGATTGCTGTTATATGCAACTGCAACTGAAATAGTAAAATTAACTTTTGCTCTTATATTGCTTTTATTAATTGTTTCGAATTCTAAGTATGGGCTATCTGGAACAACAACTACTGCTGGAGGAATAACTGTTTCAGGCACAAAAGCATAAACATTTCCTGCAACGCTAGATAAGGCAGTTGCTAAAGGTGTGCGAATCTGTTGAAGGATTGTTTCATTAGGCACTATTGAGCCATGCTTTCAGTATCCATGTAACTACCTAATAATCCTACGCATTTATTAAATAATGAACGACCCATTCTAAATGGTGTAGGTTGAAAATCTACTCCTTCGATTTGTCCTCCACCGGCAAGTCTTGCTTGGAAAACTTCGACTGAAACTGTGTAGACGGCTGATTGAACAGCTGCATTTCCAACATAAGTTGATCCGCCAGATAAGGCAGCAACTCCGGATGGGATGACATTAGCTTCGAGTATATCGGCATTAGTGATCGATTGTGAAAAGGTATATTGGCCAAGATTATCTGCCAGCACAACTCTTGTTCCGTTGTAAGGTGATCCGCATCCTGTGATGACAACTGATTGTCCTTCGGTGAATTCATGTATTCCTAGTGTAGTGAAAGTAGCGACATTATCTGTCAGCGATACTTTTTCGATTGGAGCTTTGAATGTAACTAACATTGGCAGAATAACTGTTTCTGCGGTATCGATAATTTGATTTAAATAAGTATCATCATAAAGAGAGGAACTTACACCCAATACAGAACGCAACTGGGTCGCGGTGATAATTGTTGGCATAAATTCCTCTCTTAGACTCCCATTTCTAGCTGCCTACCAGCGGGAGCACCAGTAGGCATTAAGGGCTTAATTAGTTCTTGTTGAACCAAACTCCGCCACCAGCAATTTTCACTGCTAATGCGCCATAGCCATAGTAAGCAACAGATACTTGACCGGTTGCTGTGATATCAGAGCGTAATTGTAAGCGTGGGCTCTCATACCAAGTGAATGCATCTGGATTTACTACGATCATTGACTGATCTCCAGTTGTGTATCCATCTAGTGAGCGAGATACATATAGATCCAAGCCAGCAACATTTCCGCGTAATGATTGTGGTGAAACTGCGCCACCTGCGTTTTGTGGTTGTGATGCATTGTAAATTGGGCGTCCGCCATCGTTGTAGCCCATGATGTTACCCCATTGAGTGCTGTTAACAATTAAGTTGCGAGCAAATCCAAGTGAACCTGAATAGATGGATGCTGCTGCTGCTGAAACATAAGCAAGCAAGTCTGCTGCTGTGTTGTCCTCAGCTACTGCTGCTAGTGAACATGAACTTCCAAGAACTCCTGCAACATAAGCATCTGTGGTCTTTGCATAAGCAAATTCCATTTGACGAACTAACTCATCAAAAAATGCTGGTGATGAACGATCTAGTAATTCAACTGAGAATGTTTGTCCGCCAGCGAACTTCTTAACATCAACCTGAACAAATGATGATGCTTGATCTGTTGTATCAATTGCTGCTGCCTCTGCCTCAAGTGTTACTGTTGGAGCAGTTGTAATTTTAGGAATTTCAAAAGTCATTCCTGATGCTGGAAGTGTACCGCGTGATAGTGCGTCAATTAAGCCACGATCAGCGTTTGAAACACCATTGATAATTTCTGTTGATTGTGGTGTTGGAATTAATCCAGAGTTATTTGAAGTTGTGTCAGCTGCCATTACATATTGACGGCTGTCCTCGTTACCTAGTGCAGCACGAACTGAATGCTCTAGGTATGTTGCTTTGTTATTAATTGGTGAGCGTGGCTTTGTGTAAGCAACTGACTGCGCTGCTACTACTGCCACAGGCTCAGACTTTGCAGCTTCTACCGCTTCGGTTGCGATAGGAGCATCTGAAGTTATATCAGACACTTTGTCCTCCTGTGTTGTTGTATCCTCAGCGGTTGCTTCGGAATTCTCTGTTGGTGTTTCTGTTGCTGCGACATTGGCAACTCTTGCGCTATCAATTGCAGGATCGGTTACTAAACTAACCTCGATTAACTTAGCTGCACTTATTGACATAACGCCATCTTTGTTTTTCCAGTCATCAACCATAACTCCAACGCTAAATCCATCGCGTAGGCCTTCGGCTGCTTCTAATAAAGAATCATCGCCAGCAATAGTTCCGGCAATCTTAAATGTTGCTTCGATACCAGCATCATCAGCTGTAATATCCATTAATTTACCAATTGGTCGTGTGCGGTCATGCTCTAGTAATAATTTGACTGGTTTTGAAAAATCAATTGATCCTTTTTCAAATACTGTTGCTCCAGCAGATGTATTTCCGCGCTCGCCCCAAGTTACAATTGTTCCTGAGATTGTGCGCTTACGGCTATCGGCTGCGGTTAGTGTTATTGGGAAATTAATCTTCATCGGATTAAGTCCTCCTCCTCTTGGATTTGCTCAACGCTCATCGCGCCAATGCGGTTTAGGATTTCATAAACTTGCGCACGCTCTAATGCTGAACCACGCAAGAAATCATCAATATCAAATCGAACTTCAACGCCATTTGGCACAAAATCAGCAGCAGATAATCTTTGTTCAATTGGAGTTATGATATTTCTTAAACTGAAGTCAATAAGGGCTTTGCGCTCCATAACAGTTGTGCTGTATGTCATGCTAGTAGTTTCGGCAGATAAGAATGATGCAGGAATACCAACTGCTCTTGCTATTTCAGTTGCTAGGTATTGACGCGCTTCGTTTAATTGTAATTTTTGTGGATCAAAGCCAAGTGCGTTTAATTCAC